CTTCACGCAAAGACTTATTGATAAATCCGTGATTGAACGCAGCAGCAAGACGGCTTGCGGTGTAGTTAATCCCCTCGTTGCGTGCCTCCGCACGTATTTCAGCCAGGAAAGCGTCGGTGGCTGACATATTTCCTGTTGCCTTCATGGCCTTCAAAATAACCAGAACGCCATCTTGCCCAACCAACTCGGAGATAATCTCAGTGTTGTCGCCAACAACCTCACAGAATGCCTGAACAGCTTTACGAGCAAGAGCATTCTCCGCCGCCAGCGCCGCGCGCTCTTTCTCAAGTCGGGAAATTTCCGTTACATACTCAGCGTTACGCTCTGCCAGTTGTGCGGGCGTTAAACCTTCAGACTTCATGCACTCTCCTTTCGAAATAAACGTACTGATTAATCATGCCCAGGGGCATTTCGAGTTTTTCTGCGATCTCACGGCGGGGAACGCCACACTGATGAAGCTGCCGCGCCAGCTCTATATCGCTCTGCCGGTATTTGGCTGACTGGTGAAAGTCACCTTTCAGAATCATGCTGATCCGCAATTGCCGCGCTTTAGTCCTGACAGCACCACCGGTACGCCCGATCAGTCTCCCAATACCCTCGACTGTCATAGTCCCGGCGCACTGGCGGAGTATCATGATTTCTGCCCTTCCCCATCCCCGCCAGCTCACGCAGAACTCCTTCTAACCAAAAGAACGCCATCTTCAGAAACAACGTTGCAGGACTTCAGGTAATTCATTGCCTCTTTCGGTAATGGATTCTTTGGATCGGCGCTTGCCAGGGATTTCGATAACCTCATGATAAATTTGATCATTACCTTCTGACGGAGCTTGTGCTCATGAGATGCAGACAGGTAATAGGAAATGGTATGGGCTAAACGCTCACGAAGCTGTTCTGTGCCGTGATATACAGCAGCGATATCACGTAGTGCATTGACCAGTTCCCGGTAAATATGCGGAGCAACCTGGCATTCAATGTTGGTTGGTGACTCATAAATTACATTCAGCCCCAGCTTTTGAGCCAGCTCGTGCTCTGCACGAGCGCCAACTGATTCCTCCCACCCCTTGAGCAAATAGACCGCATTAGCCGAACGCACCATTGCAAGGCAAATATCCATGTATTCGCTCTCGCAGAGGCCAGCAGGTAACAGCGCCGGATTCAGAACAATATGCCCTACCTCCATCAGCTCTTTTGCTTTCGAAAAAAACGCTGTGCGGTTGTAGTCGGGATAACCAGTCATCGGACCCGCGATGTAAATTTTCATAATGCGTTTTGACATCAAAGTTTCCCCAGGAACGTTACGCAAAAGTTGATGAGAGCAAAGAGTTCAATGCCCAGCTCAAACAACGCCAGGACAGTGAAAAACAGGGCATATAGCAACCCAATTTCTGTACCGGATTGCTGGTGGATTGCACTTATTGCGACAAGCATCATGACCTCCTGATATAGCGTCTGAAAAAAGTATCTTCATTTTGTGTTAGAAAATCAATTTTGATTTTCTAACATATTTGATCAACCATAGCGGCGATGTAGACAAACCGGGTATTTCTATGAAGCAAAGCTATTGGGAGAAACAGACACAAAAAGCCCTGCAAAAACTGGCTGATCCGAAATGGCGGGAGGAACAAAGGGCAAAGCGTCTTCAGCAAGCTCAACGCCAGCAGCAGCGTGCGCGAGAAAAAGCCGCATCGCCTGAATATCGGCAAAAGAAAATTGAAAAAGCGAAGCAATATGAACAGCGAAGAAAAGAGAAGGCCGCTTCTGCTCCTGTCAAAAAAACTCGCGCGTCACGCGGCCTGAAAGGCAGAACACTCACAGCAGATGAGCGCCGGATACAAACTGCCATCGGTGCTCTCCCCTGCATTGCCTGCCATATGCACGGACAGCATAGCCCTGTGGTATCCCTGCACCACATCTTCGGAAGAACAGCAGAGAACGCGCATAAATACGTCCTCCCTTTGTGTAAATGGCACCATCAACACGCAGCGCCAGCAGAGATCCGCGAGCAATACCCCTGGTTGGTTCCTGTTCATGCTGATGGAAAAATAGGCGGCAAAGCAGATTTCAGGCGGCACAATGCTGATGAAATGACGTTGTATCAGATGGTGACTGAATTAATAAATTAATTTTCTAACATTTTAAGTTGAATTGTGAGATTCGCCGTTGTACATTCACAACCGATTGGTACACCGGTCAACTTTTTGAGACAAACCGTTTGGTTTTTCGTATGATTGCCGCCGCCATACCAATGGCGGTGCAATATAGGTGGCTGAAAAGCCCCCGTTGACTCACGGTGTTCCAACCTTTATTGCGCCGCCACCAGACCGTGGAACAGTCGATGGCGGCTCCGAAAGCAAGGAGTCACTACACTATGAACAGCTACTGTCTTTTCCCATCACTCGTTGTCCGCCACTCACGCGATAATCTGCATTCTTTACTCGCGCTGGGGGTGTCAAAATGACCGTTCGCTACCTCAACTTTCAAATCCAGAACATCACTGGCGGTTGCTATGACTGGTTTGTCACTCTCGGAAAAGAAGTGTTCACCGGGAAGCTGGATGAAGTGAAAGCTAAAGCAATGGCCTACGCCTGCAAGCAAGCCCAAAAGAAGAAAAGAAAAGCATAAGAAAACACACAGTTGCGCCCTGGCATTATCGTGGGGTATATTTCTACGGCACCTTAGAAAAACGGGTGCCGGGATTGGAACCCCGGATAATGTCAAAGGCGACACAGACGCCGAACGCGTCTTTTTTTGTGTCATGCCATCGCACAGCCATACTTAGCGTTTAGCTCAGAGATCAATGGTAGTGCTGGCTGGGCTGCCGAAAGGCAGGCCGGTTCCCTTTGACGCCGGTAGTTCCAACCCAGTCAGTGCTACCGCCATTGAGATTGGAACCTCACGCGGTAGCTCCTTAACTTAGTCAAAGGAGGCTGCCAATATGGCTACTATCCCTACCCCAACTCATTCTGAATTTATCTGGCGTTTCTATTCCTGCCAAAAACACCTCTATATCTGCGTAATGGCTGCTACCGAAGCAGAGGCGCGCTCATACCTTCCCGAAGAACCCTGCATTTTTGCTGCTCGCTTCACTCTTGATGCGATGGAGATCCTCAATTACTGGAATCTGCCAATGAACTGCGTGGAGGTGCACTGATGAATCTGTCCATCTCTCAAAAAGCGACAATGACCAGTATTGAGATCGCGGAACTGGTAGGTAAGCGTCATGATAATGTGAAGCGTACCATTGAAGTATTAACTAAAGGTGGTGTCATTCAATTTCCTCAAATTGAGGAAATTGAAAATAAACAATCAGTTGGCCCTCGTCGATTTTCCAAGGCTTACATCTTTGAAGGCGAACAAGGCAAGCGCGATAGCATCATTGTCGTCGCGCAGCTCTCTCCCGAATTCACCGCCCGGCTGGTGGACCGCTGGCGCGAACTGGAGAATGCCAGGGGACCGTTAAAATCAAAAGCCGAAATCTTGGCCGAAATGGCGCAAATGCATCTTGAGCATGAACGCCGGATCAACGCCGTTAATGCCCAGGTAGCCGAAGTATCGGCACAAGTGTCCAAAGTCGCTGAAACCGTCGAGCAAATAAAGAAAGGCAATATTCCGGAAGGCTACATTAGCTACCGCCAGTTAGCGGCAAAATGCGGCCTGACTGAAGCCAAATGCCGTAACCTGGTCAATGCGTATCGGATTCCCACCGATACACATGAGTTTTTAACTCCCGATGGTTTGCTCGCGAGACGCTCCATTGTGGCCCTGGCCCCCTTCCGGAAAGCCTTTAAGCAGGTTATGTCGGAGGCAGAACCACGTAACAAACGCTGGTATCATCCCAGGATGGGGCTATTTCAGGCCATTCACCATCCTGTGCCTGAAAGTCCAAAGGCAAACCTGTCGTTGCATACCGCCAGAGAGAAGATTAAAACAGGGTATGCAACCGTATGCCGTCGAGCATCCTGGCCTGAAAGTGTCTGGGTATGGCCCGAAAGAGGCTCACGGAAAAACTGGCGCACCATTCGCGACGGCAAAATCTGTGCGATTGATTTACAGCCAGAAGATGTAGCAGCGACCGACTGGATTGTTAGTTAATAGATTTGCCCCGGTCATGCCGGGGCTTTAACTACTAAGTGACCGGACACAGCAAAATGTATGCCACGAAAAAAATTGATTTCACTTATTCTTCCGCCACAATTGAGCGGCGCTTCACCCTCATTAGAGAGTTGGAACTGTCAAAAGTCTGGTATCAAATTCTACTGGATGAAGAGTTCTCACTGATGATAATGGCTGAAAAAGAAGCAATGCCGAATGACCGGCATAAAGTCATTGCCAGCCTTGACCTGGTGACAAACAGATACTGGGAGACAGAGGAACTGCGTGAAGCGGGAGTAATTCGTGACCTGATGGATAATTCCGTTCCCCGTCGTTATCGAGTAATGAGCTAAAACTCACCTACACACCGTCAGGCCCAACGCTAATAAATGAAACACCCCGCTCTTAGTGTTTCAGGGAGCCAGCTCATTTTTAGCTTGGAAGCAACTTGATTATGAGCTAAGCCTGACATACACTTCAGCGAGAAAATGATCAAGTTAAAGACACAAAAGCTCTGTTAAAACAGAGCTTTTGTGTCTTTAAAACATAGATATCATGCCATATATAGTGCCAAAGTTAGTTTTAGACACTATATATATTACAAAAGGTAAAAACCGCTTCTACTTTTAACATACACAGAAAAAAAGAAAGCGGTTATAGATAAGGGAAAGGAGGGGTTATGCTCTATGCGGTTCCTCAGCAAGCTTCTGATTCTTTGAAGTTGATCAAGACTGTACTTCAGCTTATAGCATCTCAACAAGAAGTGTCACAGCAGTTAAAGTTACGGGTTTATGAGGTGATCAGAGAAGCCTCAAACTTAAGTGTAGATAAAGGTGATCAACTACAGATTCCCTCTCACAGAGAGTCCATCTCGCTCGCGGTAGAAATACGCCATACTAAGGCGCTAGCCAAGGTGCTAACCAAAGTAACTAGCGAAGATATGTTAGAACCCGTAATGGCCCGGAATGTATTAGAGTACATTTAATGCTTGCATTTACACAACTTACATTAGTTCGAAATAAGCTAAGGGAGATTTCAGAATCTCCCTATTTTTCTAAAGACATGCATGAATATCTCGCTGTTCTACAAGAAGCAGCAGATAAGCTATATGAAAACCATGAGAAGGTTGCCGATGAAATAATTGCTGATTGTACTTTTTTTATCACCGATGCAGTTAATTTTTTCACTGGCAGTACTACAAAGAAAATTCCCTACGAGATTGTTTATTGCTTAAATGATGCCTGTAAAAAATGGATAAGTGAAAAAACACTTATTACAACGGCTCTATCGCCAGATATGAATGGGTTTTATTTTAAGTCTGTAAGTAAGAATTTCTACACTTTACTTAATGAAATTTTACATGTTAAATGCGATATCGAATTAATTCAGATTTCATTACCTGAAATGTACCGAAGACGACCATTGTGCTCAACACCTTTATATCACGAGTTGGGCCACTTTGTTGATATTAGCAAAGGTATTTCTGAGCTTGCCAATCTAAACTTTCGTTCTATTAATCAAGGTACGCTTCCTGTGCCACATAAAGGTATTGAGTGGTCTAAATTACCTGATGTTATTTGGCTGAATCACTGTAGGGAGTATTTTGCAGATCTTTTCAGTGCGCAATTTGTAGGGGAAAGCGGTGTGGATTTCTTATACAAATTAGCTGGTTCTCATCCTGCAAGCGAAACTCACCCATCAACAGAAAACAGGGTTAAAGTTGTAAGCGACTTTTTGAACAAAGTGGAAAATCCAGTTATTGGCATGTTCAATGCTGTGATATCAGCCTTACATAAGGGTGGGCAAATTATTTCTCCTTGTTTGACATTGCCGACACCTTTGCTTGATGTGAAATCAGCTTTTGATAATGTGCGTCCTTTTGTTATTCGCGACCACAATGAAATGCATGCTTTTATTAACAGCAGCTGGCAGTACTTATGCTCTGAATGGGAAAAACCTACGGGTATATGGTCTGGGTTGTCAAAAGAAGCCATAGAAAAAACTATAAATGATTTGGTTGAAAAATCGATTCGAAACGTAATGATTCTTGAAAAATGGAATGCACAATGAATCTCCTAAGCAAAGCTGAATTACTGCAATATTATGAATCAGAAGAACCTGAATCGTTGTTCATTGAACCTCTTCTAAATAAAAACCAAATTGGGAACTTCACCATAGACCTTAGACTTGGTTACGATTTTTTAGTGTCTATTATGACAAGGAAGCCGTCAATAGAGTTAATTCCCTCTAAAAACAATGATACTCATCAACCAATCAGAACATTTTTCCAGGAAACAAGGAGAGATCTTGGGGATAGATTCATTGTTTACCCGAATCAAGTGGTACTGGCAACAACATTAGAATATGTTTGTTTGCCACCAGATTGCTACGCTGATGTATTGTCCAGAAGCAGCTATACAAGGCTTGGTCTTTCATTAAATACCATGATACAACCAGGGTACAGAGGCTGTATATCTTTAGAGTTATTTAATCATGGGAATAGCCCTGTGGAACTTATTGTTGGATCTCGCATATGTCAAATTCGTATATTCAAGAATGAAACTGTCGGTGAATACATAAGTCATGAGTCTCACAGGAAATATTTCGGAAATGTGAGGCCAACCGTCTCAGCAGCAGAAAGTGATAATGAATTAAATATGCTGGAAAAGATCCGACAAAAATGAAAACTTTAATGCTTTATATTATAAAAGCATACAGCGACAACGCAGCCACCAAGATGTGTTGTCGCCATGTTCAAAGTTCTAACGCAGTTTAAAAATCACCTGCGCGCTGTTTTTCAAGCACAGATTTAACATTTGGCGCTTTCCCTTTAAAAGAATGGAAAGTGCCACATTTTTCTGTTTTAACCTCGCGCAGAGCTTCGCCATCGGCGTTCTGCCATTGATGGGATAATGTCATATCACCGCGAGAAGGAACATCCAGCGAGTACAGCGTGTAAGTTCCCCCCATCTCCGCATACTACTGGAACACATAGCTCATTACGTCAGATTCAGTTTTTCGGTGTGCGTTATCAACCTTATTCCCATTCAGAAATATGGCATCTGGATAGATTTTTATATCAAACCGACCGCACTTAACTTGTAAATTTCCGGCGCTCGCGATCAAAGGGAAAGACGCCAGTAAAGCAATAGCAAATCTTTTCAATTCTGCCTCCGCTGCGTAACTTATTGCCCGTATTTTTTACACCATTGCTCTGCCATTTGTTTGGCTAAAGGCCCGGCTACTGCACTGTATTCTGCTGTTTTACTTTGCACACATGAAGCAGATGGTTTTTTATTTCGCTGCTCGGTTAGTTTGCGCTCATAAGCCATCATGCTATCGAACCCGGCAATATCACTTTGGCGAAGCATTCCCTTTTTAACCAAAAATTGCTGCCCCTCTGGCACCAACGCAAGCATAAAAAGAGGTTGCAATAACTCACCTAATCCTTGCTGGCGATACACTTCGAATTGCTGCCATCCCTGACTTAATCTGGAAAGAGTATCTTTGGTTGAATAACCTGTTTTTGTTATAGCTTTGTCCGTCAGATATGCTGTATATGCAAAAACGCAAAAGTCAGTTTTACCAATAAACTGAGTTCCAACAGGCCGTAATAGAATGCCCTCCCTCTTGCAAAAGTCCATAATTGCCGCTTGTGAATGATCCCCACCAGCGTTATTCATAACCTGCTGTCCTGCCCTGAATTGTGCAGGTAACGCAGTTGCATTGGCAGTATTAACAGATACGCATCCCAACATAGCCGCGAGCGCGGCCCCTAAAACCCTTAACTTCACTACACCATCCTTCATGTAAACAAAATGAAGTTTTATGTTATAAAAACAATTAACTACATCAACATGATTTAGGCCAAATTTCGGTCAAAAAATAAAATCCACAAAAAGTGGTTGACACTATTTTGGAAATCACAAACTACACATAATCCATCGCGCTAACGGCTCCCGTTGAAGGTTCTTTTGACGATTAACTTTCAGCCGAAGCGCGGTAGGGAGTCATAACGCCAAAGCAGGCCGCCATGTGCGGCCTTTTTTTGTATCCGTCATCCGTGGAGGAAGGACAATGGAAAAGATCGCAATATTCAGCCTGACCACCAGCAAGCCTCAAATGCTCACTGCAATACTGAAAGACGGTGCTCTCATTATTAACGAAGTAAAACCCCTTCCCGCGTCAGCATTGGAGCAAAAGCAAAAAATTCCTCCAGCTATAGCAGCCCTGCGGAAAAGCAAATTTAAGGTACTGGTAGACGAAATTACGCCAACGATCTCCGCTGGCACCGGAGCAAGCCAAGTGACTCTCAAGACACGTCATGCCGATGGCAGAGCAGCAATCATCGTCGGGATGGAAAGATACAGAGAGTTAAAACTCCAGAAGCTATTATCCCTGCCGCAAAATAACAAAGGTGCTTTCGAAATCCCCGACTCTATCGTTGATACCGAATACAACGGTAACGGAGAAGAAGTCTACAGGGTGAACTGGCAGGATATCAGGCCGGAGCATATTCTGATGATCCTGTGTTGCTACGCGACCGTATACCACAACGTTGCCAGTGCGGATTACGTAGAGCAGATGACCGGGACAGTCGAGAAAGAGCAAAAAACAGGCATACTCGCTTCGTTCCTTTCCATTATTGGGCATGAAAAAGTTAAAGCAGGCACCTCCCAGCCAAAGTCACTGGCTGGGAAAGAAGTTGATGAAGATACCGTGATACTTTGATCACATTAGTAGCTTTGTTAACTCCCTCAATACTAGGTAGAAGAGTAACAAAAATACTGACGCCAGTATTTGCGTGGTCAATGAGGCGTTCATAAACAGATCAATAAGCTTTAACAATTCTAGAATAACATCCATGTCATTCACTCCGTTTAATTTTTAATCTAATGCCAGCAAATGAAGCTGGCCCCCGCATAAAGATTAATGAAAGTCACTTGTCACCAATGAGGGGATTTATGAACCACATCCCCCTGAACTGGTGGCCTGTCTGTTTCTCGCATTTCACACCCTGTATACAGTTTCCCCCAGGTTATGACTGTGAGGAACTGTTATGAGTTACAGCAGGCTCGACGATCGATGCATTGAAGACGATGTGCTGCGCGCACTATTCCATCAGGAGATGATCAAGCGGGTATCGGAGTATCACTCCGATAATTTCCAGTACACGATAAAAATTGATGAGGTTTATCGCTCAGACCTGGCGGCCTATCGCGCCTATGGCAACGCTGATTTGCGCTGGGTATTTCGCGTGCTGGTGGGCCATGAGTCAGAAATGGAAGAAATGCCGGTAGGGACAACGTTAACTCTTCCTGACGCAGCATGGCTAAGAAACAAGATTCGCGATTACGCTGGCTCGGCACCGGAGATAGAAAATGCCTGACTTCCTGAAAAATCAGGACGGGCGATATATCACTGACGGCCTGTCCTCTAAGGATTTCACACGCGTATTTGAACTCATCAGGAAAGAGCAAAACCGCAAACGCCGCCAGGCGCACAGGACACTCACGCCGGGCAGGCTTAGGAATAAATCAGCCGAAGACATTCTTAAGCTGGGGAAAAAGAAAGGCGGCACGTTCTTTACGCGTGACGATCTGAAAGGCTTCGAAAAGCTGCGAAGCAAAGCACGCGAAAAATACGACAGCAAGACGGCTGGCATTACATACGCACAACTGGTAGCGTCCAGCCAGGCTATCGATATTAAGCGAGCAAATAACGCCGTAGACGACGGTTCTGGTATCAAAAGAGCTACGCCCGTATCTCTTCGTCACAATGTGATTAATATCCGCGTGGAAGCGTCCGATATATCCGTTCACCAGCACCACATTGTCCGGGTACGTTTTGAAGAATGGGATCAGATGGTCGATGACATCGCAGAAGACGATAAATCAGCCCTGAAAGTCACAAAATCACTGTGTGCCGGGCGAGTGTCTTTCGATTGTGACTGCGGTCGCCATCAATACTGGTATCGCTACATCGCCACTGCGGGTAACTTTGCCCTGGCCCCGCCAAAAGAATACGCCTATCCAAAAGTTCGCAACCCTAAGCTGCAAGGCGTCGCCTGTAAACATGTGATCCACTCAATGACACGACTACAGTCTGCCAGTTGGCAGATGAGTATTGCTCGCGCCCTGCAAAAAGCTGCAACGCAAGTTGCCTTTGGTGACGATCGCCGCCGCACGACAAAACACTTCACAAAAGAAGACGAGAAGGCGTTCAATCGAAATCGTAGCAGCAAAACGAATGTTGAGGCAGCTAAACGTGAATGGAAGCTCTATCAGAAACGCCAGGCCGCTTTAAGCACAAAACTGGCAAAGGACAACGGCAAGATTGACAAGCTACGTGATCAGCTGACCAGGGCCAGAAAGTTGTCCGATGCACAGAAAAAACGGGCAGCAGCAAAAGAAGCAGCCTTGCAACGTGAGAAACAGAAAAACAAGGAGCTTCAGCAACGCCTTGCCGATCAATTCGCACTGAAGAAGCAAGCGTTCATTGATGCGCTGGTCATGACAGGAACGTCACCTGAGCAAGCTGAAAAAATGTTTATGGAGTATGTGAAGAAAGGTTCTTAATTTACAACAAAGGCGGTTATCCCGCCTTTTATATTACTTGTCCTTTGATGTCGATTGAGACTCATATATTGTCTCTACGTCATCTATTAGTTTATTAATACCCCACAATCCAGTGTCTTTATAAAAATCGCTTTCTTCAATTGCTTTTAATAAATCGGCAAAATCTTCTTGGGTGGAAATTCTTTTCTTTTTTGCTTTATATACATCGACAATTACTTTTATGCCGTGATACAGAGCCACTCTGGCACTCTCAGTCTCTCTCTTCTTCTCTTCAATTGCAGACAATAATTTATATTGATCTTCTGTTTGCTTTTCTAGACTTAAAAGCTTGCTCTCTTTTTGCTTCAAGTTGATCTGCAACTCTTTTATTCTTGCCCTCTCTTCTAAATCAAACTCATAGTCAATGTATCTAATTCTTGCATAGTTCCTGCCTGTTGCTTTTGATATATACATTGTTATATAAGGCATTACCACTGACGCAGTGGTTCCATATATAAATGGCATAACAAAATGAGCCACAAACGGAGATACAATGATGGGGCCAACATAAGGAAAGTGATATTTCTCACCAACCCATACTATAGACAATGTTGTATATATATCGTACTTTGATTTAAATAATATAATAATATCCTGCCAGTTAACGACAAAAAAAGAAACCACAACATATGCAAACAACTTATTAAATAACTTGTCTCTTATGGCTTCTTCTATTGTGTTCCTGACTGTGACATTTTCATCTTTATTTTCTAATGATGAATCTTTGCTCATATAAAAATTCAAACCTTCTTATCTTTATTTTTGGTGAAGGCGGTCTTCCAGACCGCCAGACTCAAACACCAACCAGGCTTTCAAGAGGAATGCCAAACTGGGAATGTAAACGACGAATCATAGGTAACGTCAAATTTCGCGTGCCATTAAGCACTTCGTAAACACGGTTTGACTTACCAATTGCCGGTTCCAGATCCTTCACTGTCAGCCCTTGCTGTTCCATACGAAACTTAATGGCTTCAATAGGTGATGGTGGCTCAATTGGGTAATGCTTTTTCTCGTACTCTTCGATGAGCAGGCACATTACTTCAAAGAAATCGCCTTCCGGTGTGTTCATTTCCGGTTCGTTATCGAACATCGGTTCGACCGCACGCAGTGCGGCCTCATAATCTTGTTCTGTACGGATAGGTTTAATGTTCATGATTTACTCCAGTTCTATTGTATCCGCTTCAATGGCATCGTATTCCTTATGTGTTCCAATAAACTTAACGAACATCCATCCTCGCTGATAAGCAATTGCGACAATTAACCTGTAATCATTTCCCTTAATATTAAACACCACGCGCCTGTTTTTAAGGATGCTGGCTGTCCGGTACTGTTCTTTGATCTCAGCCGGGTTTTTCCAGTCAGCCTTTGTTGCTTCATCAACCCATGCCTTTAATGGCTGTTCTGCATCGGGATTCTTCGCCCAGAAATCCCTTAGTGTTTTTACCGAAATTATTTTCATCACAGATTCCTTCTCTCTGAAAGTATAGTAGTCCCAATATGGGACAATGTAAAGCACTTTAGTCCCATGCTGGGATATGAATTGAAATCACAATCTCCAGACAATGCCCCTCGATACCAGATAAATCGACCTTTGAGGACGCTTATGGGCCGTTTTGATGAATGGCTTGCTGATGATGCAAGCCTGATGAGAAAGGGAACAGAACATGACAGCACGCAGAGAGAAGAGACAACGACGGTTGAAGCGAATGAAGGAAGCACAACGGAAAATGGGAATGTCAGTGCAGGGCCATTCAGTATTCTGGAAGAGCACGCCGCCACCCAATCTAATAGCCATGATAATTGGCCTGATAATGCTGGTGACTCTGTTACGGAAGTGATTGAACCTGACATCGCTCCCCTACCGGCATCGCTCGCTAACAGAGAACCAAACCAGCAGCTTAAAACCCGATATAACGGACATAAAGCGTTCAACGACCAGATCCGCGCCGATTGGATGCTCATTATTGAATCAAGCCCTGACGCGTTCGAGGCGCTTTTATACCGCCCGGCTGATGGCACCTATGGCGTCGTAAACGATGAAACAGGTGAAGAGTCTTTCACGCAACTGGACAACAACCAGCGTGAGCTTACCTATCTGGAACCGGAAATCGTATACGTCCTAGATAACCCGGACGGAAGGGATTCGTTTCATGCCATTGATGCCGATGGAGAACAGGATGGTCTTGCTGATGAAGTGCTAATCCTACGTATTGCTGCAAACAACGTACCTGTTGGTTCAATCCTGGAATGGAACGAAGAAATGGCGAATGGCCTCGCCCGCCGCTGGTGGTACGTGCATCGAATCTTCAGCTACGGAACACAACACGTCGGCTCCCTTTATTACTGCATCCCGGCCAGGAACTTTGATACCACTCAAAACGGAGTGATCGAATGACACCCAACAAAACTCTCCTGTCCCGCATTGGCGAGTGGCAGACAACGCGTACTGGAAAATTCCAGACAACTGGTCTGGAAAGAGTGGATAACGCTTTTGCTACGCTAATCAGTGACATTTTTTCTGACGTAACGCTGGTGGAACCAGCAAAAGAAGAAAGGCGCTTTGCATCATTCCTGAGTCGCCCACCAGCGGAGCGTGTTTATGTTGCCCGTTTTGATAACGCGGTCGAGTTCCTTAAAGCGGTTCGCCGTGCTAATGCCGGGCAAGGGAGAAAGCCAGAGAATCCGAACATTAATCGCGATGCACTCCCTCTGATTAATATCTCGCGCTCAATGGATATCAGCTATATCAACAATGACCAGCAGATAGACCGCAAAAGCTGTGATCACTTCTGCGAACCTGGCAGCGGTATGCCTTTAGTAGCCCTGGAATACACCCAGGCAAATCTGACGTATGACGTTACATTAATGGCGACGGATAAGGCGACCATGAGTCTGATGTGTAATTCGCTAGGAGCACGTCTTCGCTTGATGGCAGGAACGCAGTTTGAAGCAACAACCCCGCTGGTACGAGTACCCGTCCCGCTAATTTGCGCGATTCAGGATGCTAAAGACATCAGTTTTACTGATGTTTCAGCCCCAATTGGGGAAGAGCGTATTTATGCTGCACAAACGGCAATTAGTGTTATAGCAGACGTGATCACCGCCTGGGAGCTGGACGCGAAACGAATTATTACTGAAACCTCTCTGAGAATGGGGTAAGCCATGTCCCAGGAGCTACAGCAATACTTTCTACAGTCCGTTACCATCAACGGAAACAAAGTACCCAGGGAGTGGATATTCACTGCCGTATATGTGGAAAAGGCAAACCTGCGTGCACCATTGCTGAAACTGGAAATTCACGACATTACCGGCACCATAATTGATGACTGGAAAACAAAATACGGCGCAGCACTGGTTGCAGAGATGGGAGATCCACAAGGCAATTCAGGCACGTTTAAAACAACTTTTTTCGTAACATCTGCGGTGCTGGCTGGTGATGTCATCACGGTCATTGCAGTCAGTGAAGACGTTCGGATATTTAAGATCCCCGCTATACGGGCTAACCTGCATACAAATAAAACGCCTGATACCATTTTCAAGACGTATACCGGTACACTGAAAATCGCCTCCAGCGCATTGAAACGAAGCTGTACGTACCATCTTTCCGCCGGGGAAAAACCCTCCAAAATGCTATCTGAAATGGCCCGCGACAAAGGCGCTTTATGCTGGGCCTGCCGTGGTCAGTTTAACTTTTATACATTAGCTGACCTTATGAAAGCCAAACCATCATTCACCTATGAAGGGAACAACCCCAGGGCGGAATACACGATTTCAAAAATGAGGCTTATACAGCAAGAGTATGCCGTTACGGAAAATACTCAGTATCGATTTACCGGCTATTCAATGACTGAAGGCTATGTCGAATATGGCGATAGCTCACTTCCAATACGCTATATATCCGATCCGGATATGGAAACTCTGCGCAATATGCAATTGTCGCTCGTACCCAAAATGGATATTGAGGTCGCGGGTAATCCCGACATCACGCCGGGAATGGTTATTGAGATCCTCGTGTATCGTTACGACCAGGAAAATAAGCTGGACGAATCGTTGCCTCGTAAGCTGTTGGTGAAAAACGTAGCCCATTTTGAGGACCGGATCGGCTATACAACACGAATGATATTAGGAGTACCCAACCAGTGAAACGCAGAGCGCAAATCGTAGGGACCAAACACCCTGCCGGACTTATGCGAGCGCAGGTCCGCATACTGCCTGACTGGAACGGTGTACCGGATGAAGACCTCCCATGGGCAGAGTATCAAATGCCTATCGGTAACGCCTTTACACCTACAGTCAGCGGCGATTTAGTCTGGGTCGAATTTCCTTATCTGGATGCTAAAGGCAGGATAGACACGCGCCGACCTTTAATCGTTGGTGCGGCGCAGGATGCCCCAGGAGGCGTACCAAATGTGCCTCCAGAAGCCTCCGGACAAGGAAGTGGATGGTCGCCAGAAGAAGTTGATGGTGCTCCTGCCCGCCCCCAGTTTTCGGCGACTGAAGATTTTGTTATTCACCGAAACAATATCCTTGAGGTCAGAACGGCTGGCGGTGGCTATGAAATAGCAAACACCGCCGCAGGATCAAGGATAGGGATGAACGAATCCGGCCAGATTTACATAATCGGCCCGGCGAATATAGTGCTTAATGCTGGAGGTGAGGTTAACGTCAAATCAAGCAGCAAAACCAATGTATCCTCTGATGGAGACGTTAATGTAAAAGGCAGCAATGTAACCGTCGCCGCTGATGGTGATATAGCCCTGAAAGCTGGTGGCGCGCTAAAAGCAACAGCGAGCAATTTCTCCTTTGTGAAGGGATAGCAAAATGCAAAACTGTGTTAGATAATTGAGTTTTATTTTCTAACACAGTTTTGCAAAACATGAGATTAGTCGCCTTTAAAAACATATACGTCTATCGCCTTGCCCGCGAAATTAAACTGGACTCAACCACCGTTAGTGATGCCTTAAGCCAATTCACATTCACTCCATGCGCATCACAAGAAATGGCAAAAGTCGGATGGGTGCCGGTTCTGGCTGACAACCTGATCCATGAATACCACGGTTTTCTACTTCTCCAGCAACAGCGAGAAATTAAGCTCCTGCCCTCTCATGTCATTAAGGAGGAAGTGCAGAAAAAAGTGGAAAAGCTCGAAAATGAGCAATCTCGTAAGCTGAAGAAGTCGGAAAAAAACACCCTGAAGGATGAAGTTCTCCACTCTTTGTTGCCTCGCGCATTCACTCGCAAATCATTGTCGCGAATCCTTATTGATCGCGACAACTATCTGGTCTTCGTTGAAGCTTCCAGCGCCAGAAAAGCAGAAGAAATGCTGGCGCTCTTACGTAAATCACTTGGCAGCCTGCCAGTGATTCCATTCACGCCGATAGAACCGCTCGAAATGACTATGACCGAATGGTTCAAGTCAACATTTCCTCAAGGCTTTAAAGCAGGCGAAGAAGCCATATTGAAATCTCTGTTCGATGACGGCGGCGCAGTTCGTTGCAAGAAAGTAGACCTACAGTCAGAGGAAATAATGACTCATATTGAAGCCGGAAAAGTTGCAACAACAGTTGCAATAAACTGGCAGGACCGCGCGACCTTCAGGTTAAACGATGACATGAGCATCAAAGCACTGACGTTTTGCGATGATCTCTATGACCAGAACGATGACATCGACCGTGAAGATGTTGCCCAGCGATTTGATGCTGACTTCATTCTGTTCACAAGCGAATTATCCGCGATGTTTAGCTCGCTGGTGGAGGCCATTGGCGGTGAAGCAGAGCATTAATAACCGACCGCTGGCGGTGAGTCTTTGTGATTATACAGGGAATATGGTTTCCCCCTGGCTGGAACACGGCATTGATGCAGTCATTGTCGATCCGCAACACCAGGAGTCCGGCAGCCAATTGATGGAGTCAGGTGCTGTACTCACACGTATCAGCGCAATTATTGACAGTGATGAGGTCTACAATTTCCTTCGGAAAAATTTGCACAGAGTTGTATTTTTAGCCGGTTTCCCTCCATGTACTGACCTGGCTGTATCTGGCGCACGCTGGTTCGCAGATAAAGCGAAAAAAGATCCGGTTTTCCAGTTCAAAGCAATGCAGGTTGTCTGGCAGTGTTACGACATTGCAAAGATGATTGGTTGCCCGTACATGATTGAAAACCCGGTCAGCCAAATATCGACATTCTGGCGTAAACCTGATCACATATTCCATCCTTATCACTTCACTGCATATTGCAAGGAAGACAATTACACCAAAAAAACATGCCTGTGGAGCGGACAAGGATTCATCATGCCAACTCCGCGAATCGACGAGTCGTTAGGTGATCCAGACAACCGAATACACAAGGCACCGCCAGGACCTGAAAGAGCGAATTTTCGTAGCGCGACACCTTACGGTTTTGCAAGAGCTGTATTTGAAGCAAATAAGGAGGGAATCCGTGGCTGATATTGGTGCTAAATTTATTTCTTATAGCGACAATCATCGTCCTGCGGCGGAAGCCACTATCAGCCATATGCGACGTATTCGCTCGGAGGACGAATTTGATCGCCCCGTCTTTAAGTGGGTCGGCGGCAAATTTTCTGCACTGCCCATTATCTTCGAACACCTGCCCCACGGAAAACGGTTGATAGAACCTTTCGTTGGAGGTGGCGCTGTTTTCACTAATGCCGGATTTAAAAGCAACCTGCTGAACGATATCAATAATGACCTGATTAACTTCTATCAGACATTGCAGCGTGAAGGGCATTCTCTTATCACACTGGCATATCGTTTTTTTCAGGATTACAACTCTGCTGATGCATTTTTGAATGTTCGCAATGCATTCAACAATGGTGCTTATGATTCCCTTCACCATGCAGCGGCGTTCCTGTATCTCAATCGTCATTGTTTTAATGGCGTCACTCGCTATAACCGTAAAGGAGAGTTCAACGTCGGATATGGAAAGCAGAAATCACCCCACTTCCCTCTCGCGGAAATGGAGGCGTTCCTGGCTGACGATATTTCAAAGTATTCGGAATTTGTGTCCGGCGATTTTGCTGGTGTAATTGAGGCTGCCGGGAATGATGATGTGATTTTCTGCGATCCCCCCTATGAACCATTGCCCGACACTACCGGATTTACAAATTACTCAGGGCATAGCTTTAGGTTTGAAGATCAACAACGGCTGGTGTCACTGCTGGTGGATGCCCACAGACGCGGAGCGAAAATTGTGATAACAAACAGTGGTGCGCCTAACATTCGCGAACTTTACGTTGGCAATGGCTTCAAGGTGTATCCTATGCCATCCCGTCGCTCTGTATCCTGTAAAGCATCAACGCGAATGATAGCTAACGACATTATAGCCACGCTCAATTAAGAAAAGCCCCATATGGGGCTTTTATAACATCAAATAAACGCCATTACGGTACACTAATAACACCATTCTGGTACTAAAAAGGCATCAAAGTAGTATCAAAATACCACATGGAACCAAAACGGTGTTATTCCGGCGTCATTTTGTATCCTCAGACTCTGCAAGCATGAGGATAGCATGGCGGATCATATTCAATTTGCTGCGATTATGCTTTTTGCTTAACGCATCAAGTACCTGGTACTCGTATTCATTGAAGCCAACACGAATGGATTTAAAATCACGTGGGGCGTCCTTATCGAGCACTTTGTTGTCTTCTGGTTGCTCACCCGGCACCAAATCAGCCTTACTGGCAAAATCCTCAATTCGGCGTTCAAGATCGGGGTCTTTTACTTCGGGGGCTTTTACCGATTTACGAGGCTTAATCACTTAATAACTCCTTAACCAACATCTGGATTTCACCTTTAGCTTTCCCGTTGTCCATCTCAACAACGCCCTTCCCTTCAGCCATGCAATCGCGGTAAACCTTACGATCACGAATGATGGTTTTCAGCAACTTCAGTTGCGGATATTCAGCTAGGTACTCTTTGGCCTCATTGGTTTCATTCACAACCGGATTGGATGGGGCCATTGTTAAGACTGCGAACGCCTTAATGCTAGGATTAGGCATCAGGTCCAAAGCCTCTTCAAACACTTCAACAAAGTGTGCCAGCGTGTCTAAATCTGGTTGAGATGGTCTGAATGGGACCAACACAATATCTGCAGCGGTTATGCCTGTACGCATCTCTTTGCTATCGCGCCCGGCTGTATCAACAACTACAAATTCATAACGCTTATCCAGATCGAGAAGTGTTTCTCGAATATTACCAAACTTCTGGACACAATGAATTACAGGAGAAACCTCTGCCGTGTTACGGTCAGCTGCCCAGCGGGCAGCTGTTCCTTGCTTGTCTGCATCCAGTAACACTACATCCTTATTTTCGCGGGCAAGCTCCGCACAGATGTTTACGCTTGTGGTTGATTTTCCACAGCCACCTTTTTGGCTGACTACCAATATAATCATATCCGTTCCTCGGTGTTATTTTGGTATCAAACTGGTTCCAAACAGAAGCCTTCTTGATGCGGTTTTGGCTCTATAGTGGAGTCACTATGCTTTGCAAAAGTATAACACTAAACACTCTAAATTTACCCTCTCTTGCATCCTGTTTAACACGAAATCAGCCTCAAAGTGGAACCAGACACAAAACAGCACCATAACAACACCGTTTTGGTACTAAAAGAACACCAAGTTAGAACCATAACAGTATAAAAAAGGCTGCAAATTGCAGCCTTTGAAGATGTAGATTTGTTAATCAGGGAGTGAGTTTGCCAAATTCTGTGCAGAGCGGCTTTTCGAAACGCCAGGTTTTTTAACATCCGCTGAAGCAGAGGGGTTTCCTTCAGGGTTTTCCCGAACTTCAGGCGAAATTTCAAGAAATGAAACCAGCATTTTTCTGATCACTTCAGGGCTATTATCACCGGATAAAAGCGATGCCAACATGGGAGGTAATCTGCTATCAACCTCGCCAAGAGCGATACCTGCAAGCATCGCTGTGCGCGCCATATCATTGCGATCTCTTAATGGATGGCCCTCAAGTTTTGCATCAGCATATTGCTCACTGGCGTTAAGACCAGGACGAAGATAAAACAATACTTTTCGACGTTCCTGAGACATGGCAACCTCATCAACCGATAGATTTTAGACCATAGACAAGAGCAAGTTGTGGATCATCAGCAACGAAAAACCTATCGTCACGAATGTTTACCTGCTCACGGATAGCATCAGCAACAAGCGGCGCGCCGCCACCAATGACCATAACATGCGTGTATCCTTTGAAATCACTGATCACATCCAGTACGCGTGTACGGAGTCGTTCTATGCTTGACGAAATGGCTTTCTTAACATCATCAATAGCAGACGGATCGTTAATATTGTCGGTCAAATAATCCTCATCATCACGATTAATGATTAATTGATCGACATTATAATTAGAGGTTTCGGTATTCGCTTTTGCAAGTGCCTGTCTGACCTCTTTAGTTACCAGCGAAACGCCGAGATTAGAATCGCCAAATACGCGAGAAACGGCGGTCATTTGCCCGGCGACCATCGACACATCCAGAGTAGTCCCACCAAGATCAACAATAAGCACAGAATGCGCTGGCACAAGGCTGTCGCACAGACCGATCCCTGCGGGTATTGACTCCGGGCGCACAGTCACTTTTTTGATAGTAAAAACCTGACCTTTGTTAAGGGTGACTGGTCGCATCAGGCTGGCCTTTTTCCGCTCAATATTTTTCATGTTGTATTGTGCGTCGTCGTCATAAAACTCTGCCAGTGGCAACGTGACAACTATTTCCACTTCTTGAGGCTCAATGCCACTTGTAAGCAGGGCATGATGAACAGCAAGCACATTAAGCGGGCTGTATTGCCATTCCACATTATTCGTCGGCAGCACATCCGGCGAAATCAAGTCATATGAATATTTTTCGTCATCAATGATGTAGTTAAACGGCTTTCCTGCGCCAAATGTGGCGGACCATCCACGTTTAAAACTGTTCGGACAGATATGGGTTCGAGTTTCCCCGTCTTGTTCCCACAGCATTTTGATATTGGTAGAACCATCGTCGATAAAAATGCGCATCATATTGCTCCACTTCTGAGACACATTTGAGAAAGAATTGAATTTTATATGAGAAAACAAAATAAGACCAGAAGTTAGATAGCGTAAAAAGCATCAAACTAGAGACGTAAAAGAGACACAAAAGAGACTTAGATGATACATGATGTACCCATGATACCCTTTTGAGACAAATCAGAGACAAATATGAGAAGTAAGAAATCTGAAGAGTGAAAATCACAAAGTGGAGAAGATTTAAGAAAAAGGAGGTGTTAGATGAGTGCAATAGCGACCAGTGACACAGTTTGTTCTGGTCATGGAGGATTCCCTCCGCGACCTGTAGCAGAAACAGTTTCCTGGTTTACCGTAAATGGAAAGCCAGTGGTTGTAGATGGGGGAGCGTTCCCCAGCCATACAGACGGAAATAGCGCGCACCCCGGATCAGCCGTATCGACGCGCTCATGGTTTGCAATAGGCGGGAAAGGAGTTGTTTGTGTGGGAGATCCCCTTTCTTGTGGCTCAGTCATCGCCAATGGTGAGGCAATTTTTCAGGTGTCATAATGCTTGATTCAATCGCTGAAGTTAACGCATTCAAAATTCTAAATGCATCAGGCACAACTACGCCTGCATCTATCACGCTAAGTAAAACAGCGTCATCCAATGCCAGTTCTCTGGAAGAGAATATCCAGGCTCTTATCCTGAAGGATAAAGCATACCCGGCGTCGGTGGTTTCATGGGTCAATCAGCTTTCTGTCTTTTCAGAACAACTGAAAACTGTCAGTGCAGAAGCAACCAATTTAGCCGACTCGCTGTCTCCGTATACTTCGCCAACTGAATTACTTCAGATGAAAATTGGCTGGGAATGTTACGTCAAAGGTAATGAGTTATCTCCTGCGCCAGAATTTGCTCTCGTGACAGTTATGGGAGATACCCTGCATCCGCAATCGCTTATTGACGCGTTGGCAGCATTTGAACTGGTGCCAATCACTTCAGCTATGACCGCTATAAATGCAAAAGTTCAGGCGTCAAGCGGGGAGGCTTCAGGCAACGGAAGTTCCACCGGAACAACACAGCAACCAGCACTAACAGAAGAAGAGATCAAAGCACTAAAAGACGCTGTGGAAGCAGCAACAGAACAAATAAATGCAATAAACAACACGAGCAGTAGTCTCTCAACACTTGCACAGCAAGTTAAGGACTCTACCGGAAAAGCCAAACAGGGACTGGAAAATGCTGTAGCCATTACGTTAACCGGTTCTCTACTGGGCGATGAAGTAATGAGTCCGGCAATCAGTTTGATCATGCCACAAGGTGTAATCGATGCGCTCCAAAGCAACACTAAAAAGGAACCATAACCACACCATTTAAGCCCATAAATGGTTACAAATTGGTACACATATCACACCAACAAAAAATCTGAAGAGGATGGTTTTGAAAAAGATAATTTTGATAGTAGTTGCGCTTTTAGCCATTTATGGAATTTACCGTACTACGGCGGCAGTTATCGATCACATCAGGTATATCCGTTCCCTGGAAGACTCAAAATCACAACTTGAAAGCGAGAACAACACGCTTTCTACCGCATTGCAGTTAAGTGAAAAATCGCGATCTGCCATGATGGCTGAAAACGAAAGAATTAAAACACTGGAGAAGGAGTACCAGCGCAAAACAGCAGAACTGAATACCAGCCTGATCAAACAACGGGAGGAAAGCCAGAATGAAATCAATCGTCTTGAAACTGCGTTACGCAATGCCGGGGTTAATGATGTGCGTGTGCCTGATGACGTTATCAGGATGCAGCGGGAACGGGCAAAAGAAATCAATCAGCGTGCCAATGCAAATTACCGTAGAAGCCACCAGCAAACCGCAGGGAAATCTGATTGATTATACCCCTTGCATAGTGCCAGAGGACACGCCTGTGCTGTTAAACAAGTATCCGGCATACACTGAACAGTTATTCAGCACTATCGATGAATGCAACCAAAGAAACGCACTGAATAACCAAAGAAACAGGGAGATTTGGGAAGGGAAGGGGGATCAAGGCTCCTGAAGCCAGATGTCCTGGCTGTCAGCTTCTTCGAAACCGTGACAGACGTTAAAGTCACTCAAGCGATACTGGCGCTGACGGCCTCTATTTCGCTCATGCCAATGCATATATCCACCAGCAAATGCCAGCGGACAATCGCTATAGTCGATGTAGCCAATACCATTACCCAAACGCGCTTCGCGCGCCCCGGCTTTCCAGGACAGCAGAAAAGAGTCACGATCTGCCAGCATGACTACAAAATCATCCGGATCGCCTATGCAGTGAAGAATGCCTGCCTTGCATAACTGTTTGAGTGCCTTAGACTGACTCAGGATGTCTTCACCGTAATACTGAAAACAATCATCAACAATAGCGGGATAGCCAGCGGGTGGATTCAGGCTGGTTGGTATAGCTGACGCGATAGCCAGCATTAAACGATATTGTGTTTTCGATGGGTTCGCGTGACTCATGTTTCCTCTACTCACTGTCTCCATGCATTTTTCAGCTCCGGAATATCAGCCATTTCCACTAACTTCCGAAGCCCCGCGCTGACCTTCCCATTACCAACCGCAGCAAGCCAATCCCTTACTGACTTCGGCATATAAAGAGTGGTGGTTACAGGATCTTCCACTCTTACAGGTGTGCCCATTTGAGGCCACTTAACAGATGCCAAAACGTCAGAAGGCGGGGTAAGCGCGGGAACATCAAGAATAGCCTTTCCTGAATGCAGAATCACGATTCGTTCAGCCAGGGAAAGAATGTCTCTTTCAGTAAGGATTGATGACAGTTGAGCTTCTACAAGGCATCTGCTGCTTGTGTTCAGAGAATGGCTTTTAGCACCATTTTTGTATGAAACGAAGATCTTGTACGCCATTTGTTCTAATGATTGTGTTAGAAAACTAAGATTAAATCATAGCAACACAGTTTTGTTAAAGAAAATTATTTTGCTAATGCTATTGACTAAATAACAAAGTGAGTATTGTCACCTCGTCAAAAGAATCTTCACGCCGCGCCCGAATTTAGGGTTTAACCGTGAACAAGAACATTGAGCCAGCTCGTAAGCGCGAGCGCGAGATTATGAATCGGGCGGCAAGCGTCATGGCTATGACCGTCGATCCAACCACTGATGCTGCCGGTAACATGATTGCCGACAACGAAGTGATGATGGCTAACCTGGAAAAAGCTATCCAGAAAGAGCCTATGTTTGAAGGCGTTGGACCAGAAGCAGCTCGCCAGATCATTGGTAGCTGGGCCATGTCTATTCATGAATACAAACGCCAGCATGGGCACTATCCGGCAAGCGATGTATTAGCCAACGCCCATGTAGCACTTGAGCGCCTGATGATGGAGTCCGCTAAAGAGACGCATGAAGGCGCTGGCAAAGCCATGTTTGAATCAGTAGCCAAGGACATGCGCACCTCCGATGGTGTAATGAAGGTTGCACAATATGCCGCACTGATCCTGCCTGCTTCTCTCGGCGCAGCCACCAGCGACGCATGTACGTTTATCCCTTGTGATCGTGATGAAACCAATATTTACGAACTGACCAACGTTGCTGGTACAAAATTCGGTACATTCGAGCAGGGCGATGAACTGAACATGCAGTCTGCTGGCGTGTATTCGCAGATGAAACGCCTGTACATCCTGACCGAAAAAGGCGATGGCAGCAAAACCACCTTCCAGTTTGATATCCAGAACTTCGAAGGCCAGGCCTGCCCGCTGCGCCAGGGCTACAACAAACTGCTGATTAACCGCAAACCGTCCAAAGTAGATGATGGTGACGGCAACCTGTATTTCAACGACAAAGACGTCAACGGCAACTCTTTCTCTGCTACAGCAAAAGTTAAATACGATACCGGCGTTATCGATATCACCTTTACTGAAGCACCAGCAGAAGGCACAGAAATCGCTGTTCAGGTTGAAATCAACATTGAACGCAATCCGAGCCTGATACCAGTCATAAACCAGTCCATGCGCAATTACGCCCTGCGCCCGTCGCAGTACGTGATCGCATCCGAACATACGGTTATGACAGCATCTGACCTGAGCCGTGAACACGGACTCGAACTGGCAGCATTGCAATTCTCCGCAATGCGCAACTGGATTTCCCACGAAATCGATATGATGCGCCTGCGCACTCTGGTATTCCACACAGTTTACGGTCGTGAATTTGATGTGGCACTGCCAGAAGCGCAGAACTACGAATCGTGGGTTGGTTTAATTCGCCATGTAGTGAACGCGCTGTCACAGGACATGGCTGACCGCACCCTGACTACCGGTATCCGTGGTGGCTTTGCTGGTGGCGATGCTGCTAACTTCCTGCGTTCCTTACCGCCGCAGCACTTCCAGTTGGCACCGGGCTATGTACAGTCGCCGTACATTCAATACATCGGCACCCTGTTTGGTTCCATTCGTATCTACGAAGTGCCGAAGCCTATCTGCAAACAATTCCAGGAACATGGCTACGACTTTGGCCTGGACGACATCTACTTCTATGGTCGTGGCGAAGGCATTGGTAAAGCAGGCCTGGTCGCTGGTGATGCTGTGCCTGCTATTCCGTATGTCCACGAAACAAATCCAGCCCTGGTAAACCGCACCACTCTTTGGGGTACAGCAATCAACGATGTGCATCCGCGCAACGGTGAGAACTATTTCACTCGCCTTCGCCTGACACGTTCGAAAGAAGGTGCGATTGACATGTTGAGCGGGCAAATCAACGAAAAAAAGTAGCAGTGGCGAACGTGTCAGTTTCACCAACGGCAATTGAAGTAAACGAAGGTGAAACTATCGCCGCGAGCACTTCAAAGACACGAAAAACACCCAAAAAGAAGTAAGACCAGCCCCTGAATAGGGGGCTATATGGAGGAAAAAATGGCTGATATCAAAGTAACTATTACCCCACCAAATGCGACAGATAAAACTTTCACTGTCGAATCCGATCATCCGGAAATTGTGAGAGTTGATGGAACCACATGCACCGCAGTATCTGCTGGTACTGCGGTACTAACCATCAAAACTACAGATGGAAATAAAACCGCAACGTGCACTGTAACGGTTAATGAAGCCGCAGTAAGTGTCGACTCTGTCAGCGTTGATCCGTCAACCAAAGAAGTGACGGTAGGTGACAGCTTCACGGTCGGCGAAGCCTGATAAAAGCCTCCCCATGCAAATGGGGAGGCTTCTCTCATCCGCTCGATAAAGAGGAAAAGAGCAGCATGAATAAAATTGGTTTTTCTGTTGGTCAGGCTGCGGGCGTTGCGGTAGCGGACGTTAATGCCGATGCTACTCTGACTAACACATCTGGCGGTGCTTCCGTCTTTGCCGGGCTGGTCATTTCCCGCAGAGGGGCGCCAGGTAAGGTTTTGCAGGTTACAGCAGCCAACTATCAGAGCGTGTTAGGTTCACCTCTTCACCCGCGCACCGGGGCCGCATTTGAACCATATCGCCACGTTGAACGCGCAGTAAAAGGCGGCAGCGGTTATGTGGTTCGCGTATGCGCAAAAGACATGAAAGTACCGGGCATTGCCGTTTCTGTTCAGGCCAAGTCGAAAAGCACTAAGTCTGCAAAAACTCTGCAAATTGCTCCGACCGAAGCAACGGTAAACATCGGCGATACACTGACCGTTCGTGCCGTTTCTGGTGCCACTTCTCCGGTAACTTTCGCTGCAAGCGAAACACCTGAAATTTCCGGGGATGAACTGGCTATTTTCTACATTAAGGACGGTGATGCTTCGACCAACCGCACGTTATCACTGACCCGTGAGGACGAAGAAAATGACCTGTTCACTCTGGAACTGAAAGAGACACAGACCGATGGTTCTGTAGAAACTCTGGAAAGCTACCAGGTTTCTTTCGATCCGGATGCAACGAACGATATGGGCCAGCCAGCATGGATTCCTGCGTTGTTAGAAAGTCAGTCCACCAGGCTTGGAGCTGTACTGGCTGATGGTGCCGAAGACTCCGCTCACTTGCTGACTTTCGAAGATGTAGCGTTTGAAGGCGGTACAGATGGCGATCTGTCCTCAATTGACACTGATGATTATCTGAAAGCGTTAGAGGTTCTCGAAGCGTCAGAAGTTAATTATACCGCGCTGCTTTCTATGGGCTGCTACGACGCATCCGTGCTGGCAAAAATCAATTCGCTGGCAGAAGACGTTCGCGTGGATATGTTCTACGACCTGAAATGTGCTCAGACTGGTGAAAACGCTATCGCAGAAGCTAAATCACATGGTTTCGGCAAATCCCACCAGGCTGCACGTTATCACTTCCCGTACTCATGCCGTGACACTTTCAGCGGTATGAATGTGGTTTACGGAATCAGTTGCGACGCATTTGTGGCAAAAGCTAAAGGCGTTGCGCTTGTGTCTGATGTAGGCGGCTGGCATTACGCCCCGGCAGGTCTGTCTCGCGCAATCATTGATCGCCAGAACATCACCAGACTCTCCGGGATTGGCACAATCGATCGTGAAGCGTATGTGACCGCTCGTATTAACCCTGTAAGCGTTGCAGCGGATGGTTCTGTCTACATCGACGACTCCCTGACGACATACAGCAAAAATAACTATCTGCGATTCCAGCACGTTTCATCACTGATGAATGCAATTGCCCGCAATTTCTATGAAGTTGCTCAGGCAATCAAGCATGAACCTGATGGCGTAACGCAGGAAAGTCTGACTAACGCACTGACAGATCTTCTGGACCGTTTTTATGCGGCTGGTGCGCTGGTTACACCACGCGATGAATCTCAAGGTTCAGACCCTTATGTGGTCAAGGTAACTCAAAAAGACATCGACTTGTGGGAAGTGGAATGGTCCGTGTGCCCAACAGGCACTGCTCGTCGAATCCTCGGCAAACCAATCCTGATGCGTTGATTTATCTTCCCCGCTGAAACGCGGGGATGAATGAGGTTTCCTAATGAAAAACTATTCTGTTGTTGATCCATTCATGCGCGCGCTATTTGCAGGCAAAACAGCCGATAACGCAGATACAGCCATACTGGAAAGCGCCAAAGATTCTGGTTGTTTTGAAAGTGGCGATAACGCCATCCTGGAAAGTGCCAAGAATGGAACCGATGGCGCGGATATCGAAGCCGCAATGATGGAAGCGGTGGAATCCCGTGCACAAAGTGACATCCGCAGTCTGGCAGCTTCAATGCTGGCGAGCTGGGTAGAAGATGGCGACCCTGAAGCGGATTCATTTGATGCGCTGGCAATCACAATGGCTGGCCTGGCCGACATTGACGAAGACACAGAACTGACCGACGAACAGGTTGACGCATATAACGACGCACTCGCGGCGTTGGCTAACGCGGCTGTGGCCCTGGGCGCTGATCAGGACGACGTCACCGAGATGATCGATGACGAAGATGACGCGGCAGCAGAACGCGTATTTGACGCACTGTCAGAAAGCGATAGCGAAATGATGGAAGAAGCCATTGCAATTTACACCGTTGCTGGTGGCAATACAGCAATGCTCGAAGCTGTAAGCAAAAAAGTCGTCCGTGATGGCAAGGTTACTATCATCCGCAAACGCCCGCGCCCGCGTCGCATGACGTCCTTACAAAAGCAGGCGCTGAAAAAAGCGCGCCTTAAGGCGCATACGTCGATAGCTAACACTCGCCGCCGGAAGTCTATCCGCATTCGCAAAAAACGCGGCCTGTAATTATGTAAGCCACCTGTAATGGTGGCCTGTTTGGGAGAAATAGCAGTGATTTGCGGCGCGATCATGGCAGACGGCATAAGCCCGCTAATGAAAGCCTACATCAAGTCAAGCGAGGATATGGTAGTCGGATATATCGGCGAAGGTTCCTCTGCCGAACTATCGTCTCTGTGGCAGTCGCCATTTGAAGATAAAGCGATGGGCAGCATGTTAGGCGCTATTAGCGAGGCGGCATCATCTCTTGCAGGCATCGTGCAGACATCATCAGGGTACACGAGTAAAAGCCGGTTCAACTCCACCCTCGTGTGGGAAGGGCAACAACCGCCGGAATTTACCCTTGTCCTGGATTTTTTAGCTACATCCAGCGCAAAAATTGAGGTGAATGACGCCATCACGACGTTGCTGAAAATGGCATCTCCAGAACTAAACGACATTACGCCTTTTGGTCGAGTCCCGGAGGCCGTAACGATAAATATCGGCAGGAACGTGATGTTAACGAACGTTGTGATCAAAAGCGTCAGCTATCAGCTTGACGCCCCGCGCACATCGGAAGGCTATTTCACCCACAACACGGTCACTCTGCAATGCAGTGGTAACACATCTATTAACCGCAGCAATATCTCATCTGTTTTTGTTTAGGAGTAATTATGGCCGGTTTTTCAAACACAAAAGCCGATCTCGCCTTCCTGAAAGCCAGATTCAACAAGAACCTGGCAGCAGGCGAAAAATTAATTGGCACTGAATATTGGATGACCATTAAGGGATACGAAAATCTGTCAGTGCTGATCCGCACCGCGCAGTTACCGGAAATGACGCGTGAAGACGTAGAAGATTACGCTCCAGGCGGTATGAAGTTCAACCAACACGGCCCACTGCGTAACTCAGGTGAATTTCAGGTTACCTGTGCGGAGACGATTGAAGGTGTTGTACTCGCTGCCGTCAAAGAGATGGTTTATGAGAAGAAATATCTGGATATCTCTTTCCAGGCTGCCGCTGAATCTAACAGCGGTGACAGCAAAGGTCTGTCACGCACTTACTCACACTGCAAAGTGTATTCCGATGCCGTTGATTTCTCGTCAGAAGATGTAACGGCGGTTGTCAGACCGACCCTGCGTATTGTGTACAACTGGGTTGAGTAATACCGATCCCGCTCAAAAGAGCGGGATTATCCCCCTCCGTCCGGAGTATTTATGACACCTTCTGAACTATTAGAAAGCGTTAAAGCGCGATTCAATCCTCTTCTTGTACGGGAGGAAGAGACACTGAAAGCATTCCTGCTCAAAGCGTTGACTACTTACCAGGACAGAGCGGGAGTAGTTAAGGCGTTAAAGCTGGAGAAAGCAGACGGCACGGCGATCCCTGTTCCGGATGATTATCTGTCTCTGGTCCACGTCACTGACCACAACGGGCTTCTGGTTTACGCCGACGAGATTGCCGGTTTTGTCGAACTTGAGCTTACCGGTTCTGAACGCTGGCCTTTCAAGATGCAATACCTTGTAAATCTCCGCGATCGCAACCTGGATGAGTGGCAAGTGCCACCTGCTATTATCGGAATGCTTGAGGAATATCTTGAAGCACTTATCAATGTCCGCAACGTTGCCCGGCAGCGAAGGGCGTCGATTGATGGCAAGTTTGATTACTCCGATCTTCCTGATGAGGCGACGCTCTACGCGCGTGTTCAGGAGATAGAAGAAAAAATGGCAGCCAACCGGGCCATTATCCCTGGTGCTACCATTTTTTAACACGGAGGGCTACGTGAGTATTTTTAGTGCTACAACGCAAACGCTAGCCAGTGCGGTATCGTTTAACGCGAAATCGTTCACCAGCAACCTTATCAGCGACATTCTGGATAGAGCGTTGTCTGGCAGTGGCGTTAGCGGGAGCTACGGCAATGACATCGCTTACGGAAAGAACGTAGTTGCTACGGCTATGCGTATCCGCTATGCCCAGGGCTGGCAGTGGACGGTAGACGTAGACGGATTAAACGGCTTTGATATGTTCGTTAAGGACATCACTTACAGTAGCGGGAATATTGAAACAGAAAGCAAAATCATTGGTAGCGTCGAGTTCAATAAGCCAACGCACGTAACCGCCGGACCGGTAACAATGACGGTCAGAGACACAGAAGACGGCAAAATAATGAATTGGTTCAAGGAGCGCCGCGCCCGTGTAACCAATAGCGATGGTACGCTAAACCTGCCGCCAGATTATCTCATGAATATCAGGCTATACCGCGTTACACAGGAAGGCGGGAAAGAGCTGGAAGAGGAAATGCGTGTATTTCCGACTCAGATAGGAGAGATCAGCCGCTCACGTGATCAGGTGTCCGAATTCTTGTCCTATCCGATCACGTTCCAGCGATACACATCTGCTGGTTCCGGCCTGTCCGCATTAGTCAATGGAGCTGCTGGTTTAGCAACAAGCGCACTTAAAAGCGCCGCCAGCAACGTGATCAAGTTTTGAAATGCAGTATTAAAGTGCGAGAAGGTGGGGAAGGGGCAAACTTGAGGGCAATATCTACACCTGCTGTTTACGTCAATGATGGCATTTTTTACACATCACAACAAAATCAACGCGTTACAACCATAAAACATTCAACAGTAGTGCGATAAGAATAGCTATAGCATACGATGCCATCTGAGGGTGATTTTTACACATTCCTTATTAATCAATAAATTACAAATAATGTTAGCCGTTAAAGATCCAACCAACTAACTAATAATGTAAGAATTGCCCTCAATCTCCCATCTTTAAGGGCAAATCCTACACCTACAGAGAGGTGTAGAAATTGCCCTTAAGACTGCTGATAGGTGAATTTTATTTTTGTAACTCTGCCACCTTCTGTAACCTCTGAGAAAACTATTTTCATTTTTGTGTTTTTTTCGATTTCAGCTACAGCTTTTGCCAGAAAGCTTCTCTTAAATTCGGCGTACCGTTGATAGCTTTTGGGAAGACCATAACGCTCCCGCATCCATTCAACGCCAAGTATAGCGAAGCCGCTCCCATCATCCTTTCTATACTGGCATAAGGACTCATAAAGCCGCATAGAATAAGGGTTTGTCAGGCGAGACACTTCAGTAAAATTCAGCCTCGTGAACCTCTTATCAAGCAGAGTAAAAAACGGCATGAGATATGGATTCAGATGAATAATGTAAGTCCCCCGGCGTGGTGAGTAAGCCTCCTTAATCATCCAGGGATAAGACTCATAACTGTCTTCTGATTCGGTTGATTCATCAGGGTTATATATCGTGACTTTCTTCTCACTAAGTCCGGAGATAGCTTTACGAATATCCTTGCTGGCTTCAGCAGAGGGCAAATTATACATCTCTGCATATTCGTTGACCGTCAACTCACAGGCACCTGAACCAAGAACGCCATCCTTAGAAGCATAGCGAAGTCTTCCCACCACAATAAACAACAGTCGCTTTTGGTCGCGTGTCAGGTGATAAGCCGCCTCTGTGATCTCATTGGCCTGCGCCAAGCTACGGCTAATTGGTGTCGCTGATTCAATCAGACTGACGGCTTTTGCCGTTAATTCCGCTCTGTTCATAACCCTGTGTGATCCTTCAAATGGTGAGGGCAATTTTTACATCACTTTGAGGGCAATTACTACACCTTTTGAGGGCAAATCTTACACCTGCTGAGGGCAAATCTTACACCTCAATAGCTTAATTGAGGGCAAATCTTACACCTTGGTCCTCTACAAGCCCCGCCACACCTGGCCTCCACGATGCCTAAAAAGGATCTAAAAAGGATTAAAAAGAGAAAAAGGTTTATAAAAATACTCTGTGGATATGTGAATTGCGTCACTTAAGGTGTAAAAATCACCCTCAATAGTTGCTGTTCGATCGACAAAGATCCTTATTCAATACTCCCACAAATCACACACTCCCTATCCTCTGAAAAACTAACTGAACCTAGCTTTCGGAGGAATCCTTGAACATTCCCAAATTCCCATTGCCTTCACAGCCTGAAATAGAAATTCAGTTTCATGCACCTACTGTGAAAGATGCCTTGAAATATTCAGACATCAATCCGGCAGAAGACGAGGCAACCACAACAGAATACCTCAACGCTATGCAAGACGGCGAAATTAACGACAGCTCAAACTGGACAGTTCAGGATCGCAGAACCGCGCTTTGGTGGATCTTTGTTAATTCCAGGCCTGATGCCGTCATGACTTACTCATATGAGTGTGGTCACTGTGGAAACGTTCATCACGCAGATATTAACCTTTCAGACCTTGCCGAAACGGTAGAAATCCTGACTGTCCCGCCGTTTATTAAAACTATGGTCCCTATAAACGGAGTACCAACCGAGTGGACGCTTAAACCACTAACAGGGAAAGGCGCTGAATTGCTTGAACGTATGCGCGCCACTTTGCCTGATATGAAAACTCCAGAGTACAGTGCTGAGGTTGCTCGTCTCCGCATAGCTGAGTTGGCCTTGTGTACATCTCTGAACGACGATCCAGAAGACTTCACACAAGCTGCAAACAGACGATTCGATATCATTGAAAACATGGCACTGGAAACCGAGTTTACCCCTCTGGTAGCTCGCATTCAGCTCATGCAGAAAGACCTTCGCCACGGCTTAAAAATGGCTATTGAACGAGGCACAAGCCGCCTGATCCTACCGCCACAACGCTGCAAAAACGCTAAGGAGGGTGCAGACGTGACTACCACGCTGTACGCCCCATTTCTCAATAGAGAGTTTATCCCATCAATTAGATCTGAATGGATGGCTAACCATTATTAATAACCTGACGTTATACGGCTACCAGCCAGTTAGTGACGTTGAACAATTACCGCAGTGGCGGGCACTCCATATGGAAAAAGCACTGGAAGAGAAATACAAAGCCCACGCCAAAAAAACAGGGTGATCACCGCCGATGTAAGTGAGGTTATTTTGAACGATAAAAAAGACCGAATAGCGATAATCGACGCAATACAAACGGCAAACGCGAAAGAGCTAGCTGCGCTTTCAGAAATAAAAAAAGCACTTGAGTCTTACGGACGCAATCCTGATACCAGCGACGCACCACAAGGACGCGTAAGTCGTCGCCTGGCCCGAACAGGGAAAGCAGGGGCGCAACGCAACAGTTTCACACAGGGGCCGTATAAAGACCGGCTCCCTACCAGGAAACAGAGATTACGTATAAACAACACTAGCGAGATAGATAATCCGCAAAAAGCAGCAGCAGATCACCGCACCGCTCATTCGGAATCAAAAACAGCACCACTGGCTGAAGGCAAAGCCACGAAGTCATCGCCAGAGCGCATTCAGTTGCTCACTCCTGACATTCAGCCTGCAAGGCAAGAACAACCAGTTAGAGAAAGCCAGAGCACCTCTGGTGCACCGTTACGGGATAGCAACGGACGATTTGCCTCTCAGAAAAAAAACGAGGATCTCGCACGCCAGAATGAGCTACGCGCACAGGCAAAACTACAGGTTGGGTTCCTGCGAAAACTCGGTTCCATTATGGGGGTTGATGGTTCAGGGAAAGCCGACGATGGAGCTGTAACCGATGCTGCCGGGGTAGGGGCTGGTGGTCCACTATGGATGGCAGCACGGGGCGTATTTGATATCAGCCGCGAGATTACTGGTAAGGCTAAATCATTGAAAGAATGGATAGATAATGGCAACGATAAAGCGGCTGGCGCACCGGTGGTCGCAAAAGCCCCCGCCATTACTTACCCGGCACCTGACAATGAAAGGAAGACTCCAGATAACGCGCCCGGTTCAGCAAAGGCATTTACTGAAGCCGTTAAAGAAAAATCTGTACGTGCGATCGAAGAACAAACGAAAGTTCTTCAACGCAACGACAGCCAGATAATTGATGAGCTGGAAACTGTATCCGAAGAGATCCGGAAACTACGAAAGTCGCAGGAGAGTGGGCTAAAACTGAGCGACCTCCTCGGCGGTGGCAGATTACGTTCCAAAATATCCCCTACACGCGGTCGTAGCAGTGCACGTGGTGGCAACACGGGCCGCACTGGAGACAGTAAAGAAAACAAGGGCAAGAAGGGAAAAAACACCAGCAAACCTACTGAGACGGGCAGGAGTCAGGAAGGCAAAGAGGGGAAAAAAAATCAGCCAGGCAAAAACAACAGTGCGGGCGAGGAAAAAAATCGGACAAAAAATGCTGGTGGGAACGAGGGTAGTACCTCACCAAAATCATCGGGTGATAAATCTTCAGTTAAAACCAGAGCAGGTAAGGTCACTGAAGAAAGCGTAGCCAAAACGGCGGCTGGTGGAGCGGCAGGGAAAGACGCTGGTAAAGCGGCAACTTCCGCTGGGGAAAGCCTTACCAGGAAAGAGGCGGGTAAGGTTGCCGTTGCCACTGGTGAAAACATCGCGAAAAAAGAAGCTGGAAAAGTGGCTCTCAAAGCTGCCGGAGGTGTTGCCGCAAGGGCCGGATTCAGGGCGATTCCAGTCATCGGCCAGGTGGCTATGGTTGGTTATGATGCCGTAGACGGCTACAGCGACACAGAAGCGCAGAGGGCGACTTATAACCTGAAGGAAGGGCAGGACGTTACAACACAGCAAAAGAGCGCCTACGCCGCTGCTAACGTCCTGGATATGGGCGGTCTGGTGACGGGAGCGGCTAACCTCATTGGCGAGGGGATGTCCGCGCTAGGCTTTGAAGGTGTCGGACAAAAACTTCAGAGTCTTGATACCAGCAATATCGCTCGCGGCATAAATAGTTCTATCGACGCGTCGAAGAACGCATTCAGCAGCCTAAAAGAATCGTTCTCATCAAGCAGCGAAGGCACTGCGCAGGTTAAGAAAGCCGTTGAAGATGGCACCAAGCAAACGGTAGCCGCAATTAATGATCTGGCCCGACAGCTACAGGGCGGGCGCAGAGGTGAGGATGGCGTGGGTGAACACGGCTACAAATCGCCAGACGAATTTAAAGCGCCTGAAAAAAATACAATAACGGCTGATCTGAATATAGGCGGAAGCAACGCCAAGAACAGGAATTACCGGAATAACAACCTGGGGAACCTGGTTTTTGCAAATCAGGAGGGGGCGGTACTGGAAGCGCCGAACGCGAAAGGCGAACAGCGTTTTGCGCGGTTTAATACGCCCGAAGAAGGGATTCGGGCATTGGCAAACCAGGTATCGAGTTATTACAACGGTACAAGTGCTGCCGCCGGGTATCAGAAGCTGCAAACAGTATCCAGCATCATTTCAAAATGGGCACCACCAACAGAGAACAACACCAATCAGTACATTGAAAACGTCAGCAAATATCTAGGGGTATCCCCCAACGATAAAATAGACGTTAGTAACCCTGAAGTTATGACGCACCTTGTTCGCGCTATTGCGACGAAGGAGGGGGGGAACCCGGCGGTTAACAACAATTTCATCAAAACAGCTCTTGGTTCATTCAACGCTAAAACTGGGCGTTGGGAAGGGCAATTCAATGATGAAACGCTGGAACACATTAATAAAATCCAGAAGGAAAAGGGCGGTCCTCTAATCGCTCGCAACTCCCAATATAGTGTCGGTAGCAAAGTCAAATACGCCAACGGCTCATCTTCTGCTATTCCTGCGTCAAGCGTAGCCCAGGCTGTAATGCCTACCCCTACTGATGTGGTTCAACACGCACAGGCAGCTAAAAAACCGAAGGCGGCTCAACAGGAAAATGCCCAGGCGATCAGCCACGCGAAAGCTAGTGGCAACTCTTCCGCCGCAGCCGGATTGACGGATCGGTTAATGAGTGCAGACGGTGTTGGGGGCGTCATCGCCGGGATAGTTGGGGGAGATCCCAATATGGGGCTAAATCTCGGCCCTGTCAGTTCTCCGGAAGAGATGTCCTCGTTAGCAGCAAAAGCCAAGCAATTGGATAAGTTCCTTGTTGAAAAAATATCCAGAGCAACGGGCAAAAACTTTAGTTTCCAGAAGGCGGAACAGATCGCCGATATCACTACGGCTATACAGCAAAAGCGCAACGTTAACCGCGATACAGAAACCATTGACCTGCTTCCGGAGAGTCCGGCAACCATCAGCGGGAAGCGTGCCACATCGACACCGGCGGGTGTGCAGATTTACGACAACGGCTACAAGGTGGTTGAAGGTGAGGACAGGGGCTTCTTTGGCTCGCTATTTGATTCAACGGTGTCAGGGCTTAAACAGGTAGGCTCCGCCGTCCTCCCCGCCGTTGGAGATAACCTCTCGCGACTTGTTGGCGGTATCGATAGCACCGGAATGTTAAATGACTTTGTATTGCAGTCCTCTGGACAGAATACCGATGTTGCTCGCGCTATTAGTCCGTTAACAAGAAGTGTTGGCGGCTGGCTGAATGGTGGCATACAGAAAACGGCGGATACGATCAGGGACACGACTGGCGCAATCAATCAAAGCCTGTTTGCTTCGGGCGTGGCTGCTAAAGAACCGTTCCTTGCAATGCCTCCTCAGCTACCAACCGTCACAGACCTCGCACGAAGCGGAATAAGGCAGATGCTAACAACAGATACCGCAAATAACGATCCGGCTATGTTGAAAGCACTGGAGAACGTTTATTCCGTTCTCAAAGAGATTCTTGGCGTAAGCAAAGACAACCGCAAAGGCGATCAGGACAAAGTTGTGAACACATCACAACCACAACCTCGTCAGCGTGCCAGCACGACTATCAATGACCCATCTCTTGACAAATTACTGGAGGATTAAGACCGATGCTTTATGAGATTGATGCCCGCCTTCAGACAAACGAGAGCGGGGTGGTGATCGCTGAAGGCGACACAAACGCCTGGATAGCCCGACTCGATGAATGGCTACGGACACCAAATGGCAGCGTTTACGGATTGCCGTCATGGGGGAATCCGATGGAGGAGTTCAAACACGAACCCTTCGGTTCTGATACGTCACACATTGTTGAAGTGGCGATTGAAGCGCGAATGATGACGAAGCTACAGCAGGACTTACCAGGGCTTGGACTCCAGGCGATCCGCTGCGCGACTGTCTCTGAAGACCAGTTACTAATTAGCTTCCAGGCAAAAGGAGGCACCGTGAATGTTGTTATGCAGAAAGATAGCGGAGATACAGCGTGAGTATTACCGAATTACTGGACAAGTTTAATGCCAAGCTGAACGAAAACCCCTGGTGGGCGCGATTTGTAAACAGCCAGTTTATTCAAATGCAGTCCGTTTTGGGCGCGCAGATTGTTTATATTGCGCGTACATTTGCAAGCCGTGCACTTACAGAAGGATTCATTTCCACCGCGACGCGCAGAGCAAGTATTCTCGCGGCAGCGGAAGACCGTGGCTATGTCGGTCGTTTGGTCGATGCGTCATACGGCACTGTTTCCATCACCAACAAAACCGACAGGGATATTACGCTACCCGGAGGGGCTGAATTACTGACAAGTGACCAGACACCAATTGCAACCAGCAGTAGTGTTGTTATCCCTGCTGGTGAAACAGTATCCGGAATAGAAGTAAAACAGCATGAAGCAGTCAGCATAACGTTCGACGTGGTGCAAGAAACACCATTCCTGACGTTGTTACTTTCCCGTGAGTTAACAGCAGAAGTCGCCAGCCTGGAAGTTGTCGTGATAACTAATGGTGTCGAGGAAAAATGGACACATAACCCCCTATTCCGCATGTCCAGGGATAACAGTAAACATTATGTGTTGGTTTATAAGCCGACAGAACAGATCGGCGTGCGCTTCGGTGATGGATCAATGGGGATGATGCCAGCGGCAGGGAGTCAGGTACGCATTGATATTATGGCAAGCCTCGGTGATTACACGCTGGCTGAAGGCCAGAAACTTGAACCAGCAGGGAACATCTCCGGGTATGTCGAATCACTGGAAGTAAAAACCGATTCGATCATTTCTGGCGGTGGTGGCATGGAAACTACCGAGGAAACCCGAAACAGGGCGCAGTATTATGTGGCCTACGATGAGCAGGTTGTTTGGGGCGGTGATTACCGCCAGTTCATTCAGAACGTGGTCAGTGGCACGTCATGGCTTAACGTGTGGGGGGAGGCGCTACAGGAGAAAATAACGGGCTTTGATGTGCGTAATATCAACAAAATTTTCTTTTGTGGGCATAAGCCCGGCGTAACACAGGAAGCTCTGAAAACAGAGATATTATCAGCCCTTGAGAGTATCCCTAATGAGCTGAATAAGAAGTTCGAATACGTCGCCACCAATGAACAGCCGTTCAACATCAAATTTACCGGTATCGTAAAAAAGAGTGTGCTGGTGGATGACGCGCTAACTGCAATTAAAGCGGCACTGGAGGAGAACTTCGGTAAAGACTCCATGTCATTTAGCCAGCTATTGCAGAGTGATGACGACTCACAGCAATGTTATGCACAGGTCAAAGTAAAAGATATCTGGCGAGTAATCGAATCGCTGGATATGTTCCTGTCTTATGACGTGGCTACGCAGAACATGAAAGAAGCTGTGTACTTTAATGATTTTGTTTATCTGGACGTGGAATCATCAACGTTCAGCATAACCTATCCGTAAGAGGTCACAATGCAGAATAACTGGCTAAAAGAGCGTCTGACGCAATTTAAACAGGATTCTAAATTGTGGGCCGCCTTTGTTGATACGATTCAGGACGTGTGGAATGAATCGGTTGAACCTATTCTCACGCGAATAAGCAACCGTAAATCGTTTTTCACAATGGCAAGCGAGGATATGGACACTCGCATTGCTGAATATGGTCGTTTCTTTGTTATCACAGAAACGGACAAAACACGCAGGCCAATGCTATTAGCTCAACGACTGGATGAGGTGCACTTCAAAGGAACAGTAAGGCCGATAGAGCAAACGTTCTGGCGTGAATTTGGCACAATCCCCGTCTCATGGGAACCTTTGTATGCGCCTGTCGATACAGAAAAACATCCCTATGGTTCATTCTTCGCGACTGCAAATGAAATACCGACCGCTCAGGCACAATATGGTGAGTTTTTTCTGACATCCAGAGGGCTGGTTGTCGTCAACCAAAATAAGCTGTATCGAGCTTATGATGGTGAGGACAGAGACGTTGCTGTACAGAAGCTACTTGCAGATTTTGATACGGTTATTGCGCCGCTATTGCCATTGCATATCGTGTTTGATGGTGTTTCTTTCCAGTTGAGCGCAACATTGCCGGAAATGGCGGAGATCTTGAATTGCTTATCTGCGGAAGTGTCCTTTATTGAGGGGGTGTACACGACGCAAGAGATGGTCGATGAACTATCTATTAGCGATACGATCATTCAATTAGACGGCATCCAGTTCGCAGGAAGGCCAGACCGGACGACGGAAAGAGTGCTTCATCTCGATGAACTCCCGCTCGACGCCTGGGCGCTGGATTATAATTTTGCACCTTAGCAAACCAGGCCCCGCCAAACTGGGTGGGGCCATTTCTTAAAACAGAAGACCACCGGAAATCACAAACTGAACATACTGCCCTTCGATTTATTGCTTGTTAAAGGGGCTATGTTCTTATGGCTGAAACTTTAAAATCTCAAAGCGATTCAAGTATTTACAAGGCGCAACTCCTTTCTTACTACTACTCTCGCCGTGCAGAGTCTGCAATCGGCAGGGGTGAGCGTTTTGTTATGACAAAGGCTTATTGGTGCAAGTCAGATCTTGTGACGGTAAATAGTGCTGGTGGCTGGACTATTTCTGATATTCCGCTCGACTTCAAGTTAAGTGATGCACAGCATTTTGCTGAATCCAATCTCATTCTTTCCAGCCTCGATGGTGTCATTACGATTAATGCCGCTTTTCCACAAGAAACGATGCCGGACGATACACCTTACGATTTCAATACGCTGGTTCTCGTAGATGCAGAGGATCAGGCTTTTGGGGTTGTTTGCACTCAACAGGACACCTTATTCAAAGGTAAGCGATACAGCTTGCTCATGACCATTGAACAGGTCGAGGGATAATTATGTGCGCAGATAAAGTAAAGAATATTGTCACCTTATCTTCGGACATTTCCGCTCCACTAATTGCAGACATGCAATACTTTGAGCTGTATAGCACCGAAGCTCTAAACAGGAAGATGAAAAATATCGTTCTGCCCGGAGTGTACTGTGGGTTTGAACCGGTGCCAGGGGATGGTCTGTTTGTGCGGATTACATCCGAGAAAACAGAGGGAAGAGGGGCGGCTTCAATTGACGTGGGTAAATGTCAGATATCCGTGCAGCAAGTCAGTGATGTTCTTGTTCCTGTAGAAGCTGGTGTAACGACAATCATCGTTCTTGAAGCTAATTACGAACATGGAGTGAAAACCAGCCAGGTAGATAGTTCATCGGATATTAGCGCAGCGAGAATTATTGCTCTCGTTGATGAGGAAATAGCATCTAACCAGATTGAGCTATGCCGCGTGATCGTGCCTGACAATGCTCAAGCCGTTACCGCAGATATGATTAGCACTGAATATCGTGCTAATCGTGCTGTTGGTGTTGAGTTTTCCAGTGCTTTGGATAGTGACGAAGAATATAAAGCCGCAACACCTCTTGCTATCAGCACGTTAAACAAACTAAAAGCTCCGGTTGATAGCCCGGAGTTTATTGGTATACCTAAATCTCCAACTCCGGAACAAGGTACAAACAGTACACAAATCGCAAACACTGCCTTTGTTCAGGCCGCAATAACCGCCCTTATTGATGGTTCTCCTTCAGCGTTGGATACGCTGAAAAAAATTGCAGATGCAATAAACAATGATCCCCAGTTTAGCCAGACGATTAATGATGCGTTAGCTCTTAAAGCGCCGTTATTAAGCCCGGCATTTACGGGGGTTCCAACAGCTCCTACGGCGTCACAAGGTACGAACAACACTCAGATTGCAACAACCGCTTATGTTCGTGCCGCTATTTCTGCATTGGTCGGCTCATCACCAGAAGCTCTTGATACCCTGAATGAGCTTGCCGCAGCACTGGGCAATGACCCGAACTTTGCGACTACAATGACAAATGCCCTGGCAGGTAAGCAGCCTCTCGACGCAACCTTAACCGCGCTCGCTGGCCTGGCGACGGGAGCAAATAAATTACCGTACTTTACCGGAACAGACACTGTAGCCCAGACTGATTTAACGTCAGTCGGTCGCGATATTCTGGCTAAAACAAGCACTCTGGCTGTTATCCAATACCTTGGTTTAAGAGAACTCGGTACCAGCGGTGAAAAAATCCCCCTGTTGAGCACGGCTAACACATGGAATGCACGCCAGACTTTCAGCGCGGGGATCACTGGTACGCTGACCGGGAACGCCGATACCGCGACGAAATTAAAAACAGCCAGAAAGATTAACGGGGTGGCATTTGACGGTTCGGCAGATATTACTCTTACCCCTGAAGATCTTGGCTTAACGGATATTGCTTCTCAAGCTGGTAACGCAGTTCAGCGTTCTGGCGACACAATGGGGGGGCAGCTAAAAATTGGCACAATAAATGCCCTTCGAATATTTAACCAGGCCTTTGGCCTTATCTTCAGGAGATCCGAGGAATATCTTCATCTTATCCCGACAAATGAAGGGGAGGGTGAAAATGGTGACATCGGGCCATTAAGACCATTTTCTATAAACTTAAGAACTGGGTTGGTGTCCATCGGTAACGGCGTAAAAGTTGGCGGTGGGATTACTGGTACGCTGACCGGGAACGCCGATACTGCCACAAAGCTCAAGACAGCTCGAACGATCGGCGGAGTGTCATTTGATGGCACCGCCAATATCGACCTGCCGGGCGTGAATAAAGCAGGCAATCAGAGCACAACCGGTAATGCTGCAACCGCAACGAAACTTCAGGCGTCTCGCAAGATCGGCGGGGTGGCATTTGACGGTTCGGCAGATATCAACCTGCCAGGCGTGAACGTTGCTGGTAACCAGAACACAAGCGGCAATGCCGCAACCGCAACGAAACTTCAGACAGCCCGCACAATCGGCGGGGTGGCATTTGATGGCACCGCCAATATCGACCTGCCGGGCGTTAATAAAACAGGTAATCAGAGCACTACTGGCAATGCTGCAACCGCAACGAAACTTCAAACGGCACGCACAATTGGCGGAGTGGCGTTTGATGGCACCGCTAATATCAACCTGCCGGGTGTGAACATTGCCGGTAACCAGAACACAACAGGTAATGCTGCAACCGCTACAAAACTGCAAACAGCCCGCACAATCAACGGTGTTAAGTTTGATGGTTCTGCGAACATTTCGATACCAACAATTACGTCCAGAGGGCGTGTTACTGCGCTTACCAGCACAACGCAAGGTGCTACCACTGGATTGCAGATGTATGAGGTGTACAACAATGGTTACCCCACGACTTACGGGAATCTACTTCACCTGAAGGGATCTACTGCCGTTGGTGAAGGTGAGCTGCTCATTGGCTGGAGTGGGACTAGTGGTGCTCATGCACCGGCTTTCATTCGCTCTCGCAGGGATTCAACAGATGCTGCATGGTCTGAGTGGGCGCAGGTCTACACATCGAAGGATTCCATCCCTGGTGTAAATACAACAGGCAACCAGAACACAACTGGAAACGCGGCGTCTGCAACGAAATTACAAACGGCAAGAACCATTGGTGGCGTTTCATTTAATGGCACCGCAAACATCGACCTGCCGGGCGTGAATAAAACAGGCAATCAGAGCACTACCGGCAATGCTGCAACTGCCACAAAACTGCAAACAGCACGCACAATAGGCGGAGTGTCATTCGATGGTAGTGCCAATATCGATCTTCCAGGCGTAAATAAAACAGGTAATCAGAGCACAACCGGTAATGCTGCAACCGCAACGAAACTTCAGACGGCACGCACAATCGGCGGGGTGGCATTTGATGGCACCGCCAATATCAACCTGCCGGGTGTGAACATTGCCGGTAACCAGAACACAACAGGTAATGCTGCAACCGCTACAAAACTGCAAACAGCCCGCACAATCAACGGTGTTAAGTTTGATGGTTCTGCGAACATTTCGATACCAACAATTACGTCCAGAGGGCGTGTTACTGCGCTTACCAGCACAACGCAAGGTGCTACCACTGGATTGCAGATGTATGAGGTGTACAACAATGGTTACCCCACGACTTACGGGAATCTACTTCACCTGAAGGGATCTACTGCCGTTGGTGAAGGTGAGCTGCTCATTGGCTGGAGTGGGACTAGTGGTGCTCATGCACCGGCTTTCATTCGCTCTCGCAGGGATTCAACAGATGCTGCATGGTCTGAGTGGGCGCAGGTCTACACATCGAAGGATTCCATCCCTGGTGTAAATACAACAGGCAACCAGAACACAACTGGAAACGCGGCGTCTGCAACGAAATTACAAACGGCAAGAACCATTGGTGGCGTTTCATTTAATGGCACCGCAAACATCGACCTGCCGGGCGTGAATAAAACAGGCAATCAGAGCACTACCGGCAATGCTGCAACTGCCACAAAACTGCAAACAGCACGCACAATAGGCGGGGTTTCGTTTGATGGTTCAGCAAACATCAATCTTCCGGGCGTTAATATTGCCGGGAATCAAAATACAAGTGGCAATGCAGCTACAGCTACAAAGTTAAAAACTGCCAGAAAAATAAGTGGCGTGGCTTTTGATGGTTCTGCAGATATCACATTAACGGCAAGTCATGTTGGTGCGTTACCAACAACAGGTGGTACTGTTACCGGTGAAATTATATCCAGCAGCCAAAATGCTATACGCCTAACTTATAATAATAACTATGGATTCCTAATAACTAATACTGGATATAGTTTCCAGATATCAACCACTGGGCAAAATGTTAATGGTGATGTCGTTTACACTCCATTAAAGATAGATGGCGGTGATGGTCGCGTAGAATTAGGACGTGCTGATGGCCATGTAAGGGTTATGGGGAATTTATCTGCCGCTGGTCAGATTACCCCTGGTAACTATAGTAATTTCAACACGAAATATCAGGCTAAAAACACAGCATATGCCAACATTCATGGATGGCATAAGGATACATCAACTAAGGTGATGATGCAGTGGGGTATTATAGCGGCTGTTACTCCAGGAAGCGTAGTTAAATTTCCGACTGCTTTTCCTGAGGCGTGTGCGGTAGTTGTGATTTCACCTAATAGCGGGAATGCTGTTAATGCAATTCTTTATACATACAACAACTCAGCCACTGGTTTTACAGTAAAAAGTAGCTCCACTGATAAAGTATATGCACAGTATGTTGCTTATGGGTATTAAAAATATAGTTAATTAGAATGAAGGCTTTTAAATGGCAAAGTATTACAGCAAAGATACTGGTGGTTTCTACGACGATAGACTAAAAGAAGATTACGATAAAAACGGTTCATGGCCGTCAGATGCTGTACATATACCTGATGACTTATATGATGAATTGTTATCAGGGTATGGCAATGGGAAAATAATAATTGCAAATGGCGATGGTTATCCAATGTTATCTGACCCACAACCTATGAGCTTAGAGGATAGAGTCAGCATTGCTGAAAACACCAAAAGTAGTCTTATTAATGATGTGAGCATAAAAATATCAACGCTTCAGGATGCTGTTGATATGGATATTGCCACTGATGAGGAAATAGAAATGTTGACAAAGTTAAAGAGGTATAGAGTTCTTCTTAATAGAGTTGACACTTCTGTTGATGCAGATATCTCATGGCCTGAGATGCCTGCATAAACAATCATAACAATCCAATCAGCACTGCTTTTTTGATATTTCAAGCCCTCTTTTGTTGAGGGCTTCATTAGCGTGCGGTTTTGTGATTTTTTGAGCAATGCGGTCCTTCGGTACAAAAAAGCCCGCCGTCTAGTCAATGACGGCGGGCATAATGAATACCCAGTTAGTAGTATCTGAGAGAGTCGGTATTATATTCACTGAATGACGCTTTTGAAGTCTCACATTTCAACGTTTTTGTCTTCGTCGGGAATTGTGGGCCAGACAATCGCATCAACGTCTATATTGTCTGCAATGCCAGTAAAATCAAGAGCATTCAGTTCATCGATATAATCCATCACAGTGTTAAGTCGGGTGGTTTCAGCCTGCGTAAGATTCCGCCCGGCCTGTAATTTCAGTTGAATAAAACTAATGGAAGCCATTGCGGTATCAATCAGCGACTGTTTTTTCTGTTCAGCGTCAGCTACCAGTTCATCATGAGAACGTT